GTCGACTGTTGCGCTAAAAAAACGCCTTTATGTCCTAGTTTGTCGCTTTTGAGCAGGTTACAACGTCTACATACAGCTGCAAGGTTTTCAGGGTCATACTCTGCACCGCCTTTACTGCGTGGCCTAATGTGGTCGACCTCGTGCGCCTCCGGCGTACCGCATAGGTAGCAGGTGTACTGGTCCCTGCGTAGTATCTCTAGCCGTAGCTTGCGCCACTCAGCGGTCCTAAGCCCAGCCATTAGTAGTAACCGTTTTTAAGGTGAAAGGCAAGGGCAGCCTGGCACGTGCCGTACCGGCTGTATACATACTTAGTAAACCAAACTATCTGCTGTTGAGGTGTAGCAGTTTTTAAGTACTTAGTTCTACCTTGAGGTAATCCGTAATGACTACCATTAACAGCCTTAGGATTATAGCTAGATTCTTTAAATATAATTAATTTACAAGCTTTATATTCTAAACTACCGTTTGTTAATTCTTTTAGTGTTTTATCCCAATTATTACTACTACTAATTACTATTACTATAGGTAATATAACTACTAATGATTTAAGTATACTCAGACGGTTACTCATTTATGCAAACCCCGCAAAATCGGCGTGTCGCGCCGTCAAATAGCCAGACACCGCACCCTAAGCAACGGCAGATACGAGCCTCACTTATCACCATAGCCAGCCTCCCTTAATAGAGATACTAACTGTTCAAAGGATAGCAAGGCTACCCAATCCCCTACAGAGGCCTCACCTTGCCCGTTAAGGCGTAGTACGGCCACCTTTAGGTCTAACTCACTGCCTCGGTCTTTTAATTGCTTTAGCGTGGCACCAGGGCTAAATCCGGCCCTAGCCTTAACCTCCCAGTCAATACCTACTGTGCCGGTTATATCGGTGCCTTGTCGGCCTGCGCCTGTTGATTCGGCATAGGCAAAGCCATTAGCTGCTAGGTACTCAGCTACTACCTTTTGGCTTCTATAGCCTCGGTGTTTACGCGCCTGACTCATGGTAAACCCTCATAACTAAATCCATAGTTTTACATGGAACCGGAACGTTGCACGTTTGACAAATTGGTATATCGCTTGCCACTGCGTGCAACTGTAAAATGCCTTCTAAGAGACTTAGCAAAAAGTTCCCTACTAATTCCTCGTCGTTTTTCGCTGCCATTAGTTAACTTTTACTAGCTCTGACTGAGGCACCCAGTACGCAGTATTACGACTGGTAGTTTTTAAATAGAGATCATCTTTACAAAACTTAACAGGTAGCCAACCGCGTATCACAAACGGGTTAGAGCCGGTAACTAGGACTGCCCTATCGCTATCCCTATCATTTTCTTGGATTATTAAGTGTCCAGTATCTATCTCTGTGTGCTTGACCTCCCAGTCAGGCGGCACGTCTGGCATACCTTTAAAAGTATCTGAGGTAAGTACAAAGTCCGGCACTTGTAGCCATTTAGCTACTGCTATTTCGGCACACGCAGCTAGCCAATTTAATTTCAAAATATAATCTGGCTGTAAATGCTCGCTGTCGTATTTATGCTTATAGTTTTTATCCTTTGCGTTAGCCGTTCGCTTAGTAGCTATCCATAAAGCCCCGTCTAGGTCAGTCTGTGTTAATAGGACCTCTACGCTCATTTAGGCCTACAGTCAGCGCATAGCCAGACAGACATCTCTAACGCCATAATTCCACCGGCTTTACTGGTTTGCCTGTTGCAGCCGTCGCAAACCTCGGTTTCATCTATTACTGCGTTGCCGTTTCTATCTACCTTTAAAGACATATTGCCAGGGTAGATAATCTCCATAGCCCCCACTAGTTTACCCAGGTAGGTGGGCATTGGTCCTTACGGTCTTTGCTAGGACATGACCAGCATTTGTAAGGCTTACCGGCTTTTGATATGCCAGTTTTAAACTCCATATAGCCATGCTTACAGCTAGGGACGGCCTCACCGCCTAGCGTGTCTGCCACTACTCCTACAGCTTCTTTAATAGTCCAGGCGTCTACCTGAGTAGTAACTACGCGGCCCATAAGGCTATTACTGACTGACTTAATAAGCTCGACGGTATCCTGTATAGCTGTTAACTGAGCTTCAAAGTCTGCCTGATCTACGGCGTAAACGTTAATTAAGTCCCCGTTAGCCATTTTAAAATTAGCCTGTAATTTTGTATCTACGTTATTAGCCATTTACTTTACCGTCCATTTCTAATTGTATTGGAGCTACTGCTTTTACTTGATCTTGCAACGACCACCTGTAAGCCTCGTGCGTAGTCGTATTTGTAAAGGTCGTTACCTCTAGCGCGTGAGCCTGGCAGTAGTGCCGCTTTTGCCCATGACTTTTAGGGTTAACGCTGGTGATAGTAATGCTGGCCTCAGTCATAGCCCGATCGTGCCAGACGTTTTTAACTCGGCCCCATTGTGTTTTACAGTAATCGCACCAGATACCAGGCTCAGATTTAGTTATCATGCGTGAAGCCTTGACTGGCAGCTGGCGCATAGGTCTACGACTAGATCGTCGTCGCGCTCGTAGCTGTTGGTTTGTGTGAACTTATCGCAATCTGAGCAATTAGTAACCGAGCCTATTTTTAACAAGCTGTATAAGTGATTCATTTTACAGCCCTTAGGTAGCGTGGGTGCCGTTGCCTTAGTTGTAACTCTTTTTTAGCTGTGTTATACCCTCTTGACCAAGCCAATACGGCTACTCCAAAAGTAATAAAGCCGTAAATGACCAACATATAGATAAACGCTAAATTACCTGCCATTTTTTCTAGTCCTTTCTAGTCCGGATTTTTAATTATACGCACACCTGCCCAGAATTAAGGTTTAGGCGGCGTGTCGGGCTTAGGTTTAGACTTAAGGCCGTTGCCTGCTAGCACTCCACCAAGTGAGCCGGTAAGAAAAATAGCCAGGGTTTTTAGTAGGTCAATAAAAGCTGCGTCATTAGGTGCTTGAGCATTTAAAGGCTGAGTTACAAAAATCAGGGCATAGGTAATACCTAAAGTAACGAGGACAAAACAGGCAGCTAGTGAAGCCCCAATAATTAAAATTAGCCTAGCGTGGATATCCTCAGGGGTTAACCTGCGTGCTGGTCTATCCATTGTACGACTGTTTAACGAGGTCCTTAGTGCAGACTCCAGTAGGGATACACGCCGGCGGTTGGCACTCTTTGAGCTTCCAGTTTTTGTATTCTTGGCAGGGATATCGGACCCAGCCGTCATAACCGCACCCAGTTAAAAGTAATGATAGGCCTAGCCCTGTTAGCCATAACTTCAATTACCGGCCGAGCGGGTCTTTAGGATTTAAGTAGCGATAAGCTACGGGTAGTACAGCGGCTAATCCTGCCTTAAGCAAAAGGCTAGGGTCAGTAATTCCAGACATATAACAGGCGAGGGTTGCAGCTACAAAGCTACGTAACCAGCTACCGGCGATTTGTTGAGCTACCTTTAGGCTGTGCTTATTCATCTTTAGCCAATCCGAGCTTAGCTATAAGCTCTTTTGTTTGTTTTGGATTTAATGCTATTTCAAAGTGCATATCGTCTTTACGCGTACGGTACGTACCGCCCCACTTGCAGCCGTACTTAGCAGCTAGAGCTACGCACTTAGCGGCGTCCTCTTTGCTAAAGGTGTTTTCTTTGCCTAAAGGGTGTTTAGTCGCGTTAAGGTCTATAGCTGTGCCGCTTGAGTGATTACTCAGTTTGTCAGTCGTACCCCGTACCATGCGGAAACAGTAGCCCCAATCGTCTAGGGTGCCTTTGTCTATAGGCTCTATCGTTTCGTGAAACTCCGCCGCCAAGCCAATAAGCAACGGTGCCACCTTTTCAGCGCACCGTATTTTAAGATTAGTCCCAGGTACTTTAAAAGATTTAATGCCAATTTCTGCAGGGTCCTTACTAGCAGGCCAGCCGTTATAGCTTTTAAGCTCGGACATTAAAGCGCGGCTATCTCATCTGCACTTAGTCCAAGCGCGGCAAGTTTGGCAAGTGCTGAGGCTCTGGCTGTTGCCTTTGCTTCGGCTTCGGCTGTTTTTTCCAACGCTGCCGCCAACGCCGCCTCTACTTTAGCAACTTCTGCAGGTGTAAACTCGCGGATAGTTTCCTCTTTGGTAACGTGATTAAATATTTTTTCAATATACATTATGCGGCTCCGTAGATATATAAAGTTCCGGCGTCTAAAGTACCGGCTTCGGTTGATACGCTAATAGATGAAATTGTGGCTGTGTTTTTCCAAAAGCCATTGTAAACATAAAGCGCGTTGCCGTTGCCGCTAGTCCAATTGCCACCGCCTACAACATTAACTATTTTATAGGCTCCTGATGTGTTAGCACCCAAAATGGTGCAACTACCAGATACCGTACTGGTTTGATCACCAGATGCCGTGCCAAATGCTAAACGGCCGTTGGTTAAACTTCCAAGAGGATTTACAACAGTCTGGCTCCAAGTCGAATTGTTTTCTACTCGAAAGCCTGTTACTCCATAATTTGAGGCAGTATCACCATTAAAAGTCAAATAAATTTGTAAATTGCCTTGTGTTGAGGAAGCCCCAATAACTTGCACCAAATAACTATCGTAACCGGACAAACCCGAATATGTGTAGGTAATTGCACCTGATATGGCCGAACCGCCCGTATTTATTAAAGTGTAACTTTTACCGGCGGCGACTGGAGTCGCCCACTTAAGCCCTAAAGCCTGTGTGCTGTCGGCTGTAAGTACTTGGTTATTTGTGCCAATAGGGATACGCGCGTCTAAAGTGCTAAAGCCGTATAAATCGCCTTTAGTAGTTAGCGGCGATACTGAGCCGGTTTGAACATAATCAAAAAATGTAGCTGCGCTGGTGCTTCTAAAATAAAGCACGCCGCCCTCATATTGGTTTAGAGCTAGTGAGCCTGCAGTATTTACGGTAGCTGTACCAGCTGTAACGGTGCAGATACCGGCACCGATATTTTGTATATTGACCGTATCACCGGCAGCAAACAAAGCTGTATTTACTGTAATGGTTGTAGCACCTGCAGCGTTCATAATTACCGTAGTGCCTGCGTCTGCAGCGACTAGCACATAGCTAGCAGTTTTAGCCGTAGCCTCGCCACCGCCCATAGCGGTCTGCTGTAGGCTGGTCATCTGTGCAGCGGTTAGCACCTGCCCAGTAGTGAAAGTCTGTTTAGCCATTTAGTTACCCTTCATA